CGTCGAACCGGACGACCGGCATATTGAACTCGATCGAGCGCTTCACGCCGCCGGAGATCACGGAGCCTTCCCACTTCGCGACTAGCGAAGCCGTGGTTCCATTGATTACGCGGTTGTATTCAGTCAGCGAAGCGAACTCCGCGTTCACTTCAGCGGTGATCTCGACCATGCTCGCCGCGACCGGCTCGCGAATAGTCGCGCTGCCGAGCGAATAACGCTCAGCATCCAGACCCGTATTGACGCTGATCGAGATATCCGTGCAGTTGTACGAACTGCCCCCCACGGAGATAGTCGCCCCCGTGAAAGATAGAAGCTCCTGCGAAGCCGGATAGCTCGCCGAAGTAATCGATCCCGTGGTCTCATCCTTCCCGATAACCGAGAACTCTCCGGTTAGAAGACCGTTCACTTCATTAGCGAACGTCGCCTCCGAGAGCTTCACGCCGGAATAAGTGAAAGCGCGGACGGTGCCGGAGTTATCCGGCCGGCCGACTTCCATCGTGAACGCGAGCCCGTGCGGATCACCGAGCGTGCATTCGTGCGTGTACGGACCGGCGCCGGTTGTCGAAGCTGCTCCGAGAAGATGCTTGAACAGAATCCCGGAGTTCTCCGAGGTCATATCGAGAGCGAAGCTCCCCTCGACGCTGCGCTGCCCGGCGACCCATCGATCCGAACGGACGACGCGGTTCCCGGCTCGCAGACCCTCACTCTCGATCCTCTCGATCGTGAGCGCGAGACTCTCCGAAGTGAACTCAGTCCATCTATTCGGCGTAACGGCGGTTCCGACCGTCGATTCTGCGCCGAAGCCAAGCTGAGCGGCTAGACCGCTTCTGATTGCCATTGTTTACTCCTCCTCGCCCTTAGCGGGCTTCGTCTTCTTCTTGCCCGCGGAGCCCTTGAAGTCTCCACGTCCGACCAGTTCCCTTCCGAGCTCGGCGGAGACCTCGACGGTCCCGTCGCGATCGACCTCGATCTCCGGACCACCATCGGCCGGAACGATGACGAGCCGCTCGTGCGGCCCGAGATACTTCACCTTCATAGAAAGCTCCTTAGAATCGGCGCGTCGCGGTAATGCCGAGCGTGACGACGCTTTGCCGCGCCTGATCTGACGCGAACTCTTCGAGAGAGAACGGGCTCGCGACCTCGGCGACGCGAACCGTTCCGCTTACTTCGGGATCTTCACGAACGGCGTCTTCTACTTCTGCGGCGAGCTCGAACGCGCGCTCCGTGCACTCTTTCTGCATCTGCCCCTCGCGCAGACAGGAGCAATAGACGGTCATCGTGAAGGTTTCATCTTTCCGGCGTGCCGCGGCGGTAGCGCCGAGCGTCGCGTACTCCTGCGACCCGTCGATATCGCCGAGCGCCACGAACTCACGCGAGCCCGATCCGCTGACCGGAGCTCCGTAGCTGACCGTGACCCCGGAGAGCCCGGAGCGCGCCTGAAGCGCGACTAAGAGAGCCGCCTTGAACGCCGGCGCCGAGCTCTTATACGTCGCGCTCACTTGAAGCCGTGGCGACGGTAGGGAGAGAGCATCCGGATCGACGCGGCCGGGAGCGCGTAGTTCGTCGGCCGATCCGGTCCTAGCTGACGGGGATCGTCGAGCACGTCGCCGAGATCGAGCGCGGGAACGTCGCGACGGAGCGATGAAGCGGTCGCGACGATCGCGGCCTGCTTCACGTCGTTCGGGATCGAGGCGAACCCCCACGCGCCCGCAATCTCAACCTGCGTCCGGCCGAAGTAGCGCGCCGAGTCGGAGTCGAAGAGCGTCACCAGAGACGAGAACCGAACGCGCGTATATACGCCGTGCGGAGCGGCGACGGGCTCGAGTTGATAGTCGCGCGTCGCGGTCAGAGTCTCCGGCTGCGCGTCTTCGGGATGAAGCCGCAGCGTCGAGATCGTCCGCAGATCGTACGGCGCGAGATCGACTGAGAGGTTCCCCACGGGGAGCTCGAACGTGCGAGTCGCCGAAGCGGTCGGCGTGAACTCGCGCTGCGTGTATTGCGTGATCGCAGCGGAGATCGCGGTGATCGTCGAGTCGATCAGAGTATCGCGGCCGGTGTCAGCGGCCGGGAGCTCGAGGAACGCCCGAACCTCCGATCGCGAGCATAGATCGCCGGCGGCCATCTCTAGCGCTTCTCAGTCTTCGTCTTCGAGGTTCGCTTCGTCGAGCGCTTCGCCTTCGGCGCGCCTTCGTGACCGTAGAACTTCAACTGCTCATCGACGAGCTTCGCGCCGGCCTTGTCGCCGCGCTTCTCGTATGCCGCGCGCTCCTCGAGGAGACCGCGGATTACGTCTTCATTACTCATAGATCCCTCCCGCGAGATCGGTAGTTATGACGACGCCGGGGAATCGAACCCCGGCGAGCTCGGCGATCGAAGATCGCGCCAGAGCGCCGTCGAAGATCCCGTAAGGGATCAGAGAACGTCGTTCAGCCCCGTACCGGAGATGACCGAAACGCCCTTCGGATAGCGCTCCGAGAGGAACGCGGAGTAACCGAACAGCTGAATACGCACTTCGAGAGTGTCGCTCAGCGGAGCGTCGAGGACGCGCGTACGCACGCCGCCCTCCATGACTGCCAGATCCGGCGCGTGAATCGCGAGCACGCGATCCTCATCGGTTCCGCTTCCGAGATTGACCGGAATATTCGGATCGATGATGACCGGCAGACCAGCGATCGACGCGACCTGCGCGCCGTCCTGAGTACCAGCGGCGAGCATGAGCGGTCCCTGCTGAAACACAGGAGCCGTGCTGCTCAGACCGGCCGCGAGGAAAGCCGCGCGACGCGGATGCATGACCAGATGCGTAGCCGGGAGATACCGGTTCGAGGCGATCTGCTCGATCGCCTTATAGATCTTCGGCAGCGTGTCGGCCGCGGTAGCGGTACCCGCGGTGTACGTCACGGAGTTTACGCCGGAGACGTTCAGGAGTCCGACGTGCTCATTCGACGCCGAAGCGCCGGCGATGAGCTGACGATCCAGTTCCGCGTCGTATGCGGACTGGAGATCCCGGAGCACGATTACATCGAACGCGGGATCGCTGCGGTCGAGAAGCTGCTGAGAGATATCGACCTGACCGGCAATCGTGCGAACGTAAGTCGCCGGCTGCGAGGTAGTCGGATCGGTCTCCTGCACGCTCCCGCCGTCAGTCTGAGCGGCAACTGCGGAGCCGCCGGTGACCTTCGGAACCGTGAACGACGTACCGGTAGCCGGGAGCGGCGCCTTCGGCAGCGCATCGGCAAGCGGACGGCCTCCCCGCGGGAACTCCGCGGCGAGCTCGGCGAGGTACACCGGAGGAATGAAGCCGTTCGACGCGGAACTCACGTCGCGGCGTTCGCTCATCTCGGCATCGTGACGACGCATCCGCTCAGCGGAAGCCTCATCGCGATTACGCATCGCGAGATCACGGAAGAACGAGAACGGCGTATCCTTACGGTACGTCGGCTCCTCCTTGACGACCTTCACGTCAGGGACCGCCGGCGAGGGAAGATCCTCACGGGCGCGCTCGATGCGCTCATAGAGAGCAACCTCGCGCTTAGCGGCCTCGACGGTCTGATCGCTTTCGTTCCAGCGCTGCTCGAGGGAATCAACGTCGGCGGACTCGTCCGCGACCTCGATCTCATCGGCGATACGCTGACGCTCGGCTACGGCCTCATCGAGACGCGCCTTCGCGGTTTCGAGCTTATCGCTCGGCATATCAGAACCTCCAAAGGTTCGGAGTTAGGTCCGGCTCCTGATTCGCTCACGAAGCCTTCGCAGATCAGCCCCGGACGGCGACTGATCGGTGCGAGCCTCGCCCTGCGGCGACGACTCGCGCTCTTCTGCCGGGACCACTTCGGCAGATGAAGTTTCAGTTTCGCTCTCGAGCTCGCCGCGGTCGATCGCGCGAGCGAGAACTTCGGTCTTAGTTTCGGCATACGCCGGATAAGTGACGACGCTTACGTCGAACAGATCCTTTACGCGCTGCACGCGACGGAGCGGAGTTCCGTCATCGGCGGAGCCCCACGAATCCTCCTCGACCGTGAACGCGAAGCTCATCTGATCGATATCGCCGCGCTCGATCGCGATCCGGAGATCTTCGGCGTAGGAGTACGGCGCGACGCGCGCGTAGATCCGCAGACCGCGCTCATCTTCGGAGAGCTCGAGCGTGCCGCTCTTCGAGCGCGCGAGAACGAGGTTCGAGTCGTGGTTGATTAGAAAGCGAACGTCGAGATCGCTCTTACGCAGAGATTCAGAGAAAGCGCCGCGCTGAATCTCCTCGACGAAGCCGCCGAGATCCTCCGATCGCGAGTCGAAGAGAGCCGCGTAGCCGGTGACGACGAGCTCGTTCTTCTTCTGCGGATCGCCGGAGCCCGCGACGCGGAGCTCCTCGAGCTTCACTCTTACGCGCTCGACCTCGAGCGGCTGCGAAGTTTGCATCTGCGGTATCTCCTCCTCCGCCGGAGTCGGCGGCATCTCATCCCCTGCCGGCTGCACCGGCTCGTCCTCACGAATCGCGAGCTCCTCCTCGACGGGCTCCTCCTCGACGAGCTCCTCCTCGTCGTCGAGCTCCGGCTCCTCCGGCGTCTCGACTTCGGGCTCCTCGACCTCCGGCTCTTCCATCTCCGGATACTCGTTCTGCTCGACCTCGACCGTGATCTTCAGAGACCGCTCGGCCTCCTCCTTCTCCCGGTCGAGCTCGGCGACCTTCTTCTCTGCCCACGAACGGCCGGCATCGCCGCCCCATAGAGCCCACGCGACGCGGCCGGCGCCCGGATACTGCGGATCGTCCGGATCGCGGTTAGCGTCAGAAGCCATATCGACCTCATGCCGCGCGAACCATCCCGGCATCTTTCGGACTTTCTGCTCGCTGAGCGGCTCGCGGTCAGCCATCTTTCGAGCGTCCGCGACGGTCCGCGGGACGAGCCCGCTTCCGGCGCGGCCATCTTCAGCCCACTTGAGACCGCGGCGAGCCTCGATCGCCATCGACGCGGTAGGAGTTAGATCAGCCATCGTTATTAGGAGACTCCGGGATCGGTTGCGGGTTAGGAGCGCCCCCTACCGGCGTTATCTGAATCTCATCGCCGCCGTTGATCGGCGGATAGTTCTCGAGCCGGCGGACTTCGTTCTGAGAGAGGATGCCGGTCTGAATCGCGGTCTTGTAGCTCTCGAAGCGCTCGCGAGTCGAAGGACGAAGGAGCCCATCGGCGAGGAACTCCGGGAAGAGATCGCCGGTCGTCGCGAAGAGATCGGGATCGGCGGCGAGAGCGCGCTCGATCCTGCTCATCCGCGAGACGAGACAGAACTTGACGAACTGCTCCGTTAGCGCCTGCGTATCCATTCCGTTTCGATCGCCGGCATCGAGGAGCGCCGCGGGAACATTGAAGATCCGCGCAACCTGCTCGACGCTGAATCGCATCGATTCGACGAACTGAGCATCGACCATCGAGACCGGGATCGTCTCTAGCGTTGCGCCTCCGCCGATGACTGCGGTCGAGCCCGCGCGATCGATCCCGGCGTGCTGCGAGTCCCACGTCTCGGCGAGCTCGCGCGCCTGCTCGCGCGTAACCTGCTGCGGCATCGAGAGGACGACGCCGGGACCGGCGCCCCTGCTCATATAGGCGTTGAGAAAGCGCTGCATCCCGGCCGGAGCCGCGAGCGCGTCGCGGTGAGCGGTGATCGGGGAGATGCCGACCGGCCCTCCCTGCGGAGCGAAGCCGCGAATATGAAGGATCTCACGGGAAGTCAGATCACGCTCGACGCCGGTCGAGCTCGCGATCGAGTACGAGAGCTCGCCGGTCTTCGAGTCCTGATTGACGGAGACGCTCGCCGGCGGAAGCGGGACGAGCTCGACGACCGTCTTCCCGGAGTAGATCTTCCGGATATAGGCGTTTCCGAATCCCTCGAGACTCGCGGCCACGTCCGAGATGAAGTCGTGCGGCGACTGATCGCGGTTCGGCCGGACGCGGAAGAGCTCGTACTGAGTAACGTCGTCGGCGCGCTCGCGGTTCTCGCCGTTCTTTCGATAGACGAGAAGCGGCATCGAGGCGACGGTCTCCGAGATAAGCCGGATGCAAGCGGTCACGGCCGGCAAGCCGAACGCTACATCGGGAGTAACTGCGATCGGGACGCCGGCGCCGCCACGGTCGAACGGAATCGGGATCGAGCTTGATCCGAACTCAGCGAACCGGAGCTCGACGTTGCGACCATCGCGAGAGAGAAGTTTCACTTATCTAACACCTGAATAAAGATGACGTTCTCCTTCGGGATCTCGAGATGACCGGTCAGTTCGGCCGGCTCCGGATCTCGAAGGACTTTCGGAGTGAGTACGACGTAACGACCGCCGGCTGCGCCGACGAGGAGCCCTTCGACACTCGGCGAGGAGCCGGTGAGATGCAGTCGCGCGAGTTTGCGCCCGCGCAACTTGAACGCGAGACGCCAGATCCAGAATGGCACTATCGATCACCCTCTCTCTATGGCAGTTCGGCGATCTCGCCGTCCACGGTCTCCATGACAAGCCGGCCGACGCGCTCGACGCGCGCCTCGTCCCTTGTCGCGTAATACGCCTTCTGAAGCTCGGCGCGATGCGCGTTACGCTGCCGCGTCCAATGTTCGATCTCCACGTTCGGGAGATTCAGCGCCGGCTCGAGATTCCAGTTCTCCGGACCCCATAGATAGCGCCAGTCTTCGCCGTGCGGATACCGGTATATGAAGTGAGCGTTCACGACTTCGAGCCCACGGCGAGCGCGAAAGAGCGCCCGGTGAGCGTGCGAAGTCTTCTGAGCTACTCCGGATCCGTCCGGCAGGATCGAGCGTCCGTCGTCCGTATGCCAGTCGTAACGATCGACAAGCTGCACGGATGCTACGTCGAGCTCGGTCCCTTCTAGATCGTGTCGGAGCCCTAGAGCTCGAGTGACGACCATATCCGCATCGACCACTAGGAGCCAGTCGTCTTCCGACGTAACCTGCTCGGCGATGCGGAAAGCTAAGTTTCGTTTCTCGATCTCGTTCCCGATGAAAGCGTGATCGGGAACGTGCATCGAGAGCCCTAGACCGGAGGCGTGACAAGCGCGAACGATCGCGTCCTGCTGCTCGACTCCGCTAGAGCGTTCGGTCGCGCTATAGAGCGCGTAGGGACCATCGACCGCTACGACGTGAGAGCACCCGGCGCGAGCGGCGCCGGCGATGACGTGAGAGAGCCACGTCGGAGATTCGTCGTACCAGCACAGAACCGCGACAATCTTCATAGGAGCACGAACCCTTCCGGATCGGTCTCCGCGACCGATCTCCACGCTCGCCAATGAGCCATAACCGAAGCCACGAGACCGTCGATCCTGCGATCGCTCTCGAGCTTCTGAATCTTCCATCCGCGTTCGGTACGGCGAGCCGCGGTCGCCTCGACGTGAGAGGCGAGGACCGGATCGCCATCGTGAACGATCCTCCGTTCCATCGCGCCGGCGTAGAACTCCGAATAGCCGGACTGCATCGCCGCGCTCGCCGGAATGATCGGCGCGCAGCGGATCCCTTCTCCGGCGAGCTCCTGCGCGGAGCGCTCGAAGAACCGGGGATCGAAGACGAGCTCGCGGAGATCGTACGTCTCGGCAAGCGAACGGATATAAGCCTCGACCTCCGCTAGATCGATTCGGCCGCCGGCGCAGTACGAGTGAGCCGGCGCGTCATCGACCGCGGACCAGACGTGAGCCTTCAGCGCGACCTTCCCGGAATCGAGCGGCCAACTGACGACTACCGCCGTCGAGTCGTGAACGAGTCCTACATCGACCGCGACGTAGATCGGCTGACCGGGCGCGAGCTCGAGCTCCGAATCGGTCATCTCCTCCCAAACTCCCGGAGGGAGCCAAGCGTTACGAGCCTTCACCCATCGATTGAGATGCAGCCGCGCGAAAGTGTTCTCGTCCATCGTCGGCGAGTCGAACTGCGCGCGAAGCGTCTCGTTATCGATCCACGAAGCCGGATTAGCTTTCTGCCAGTACGACTCGTCATCGATCGCGACGCTCTCCGGCGACGTGTACCACCAGAGAAGAAAGTCATCTTCTTTCGCGACGAGAAGAGAGCCGCCGGCGCGCTCCTCGAGCTTCGGGCTCTTCAGCGCCTCGTCGTAGAGCCGGCCGAGAACCGTATCTTTGTTGAAGCCGGCCGTCGTGATCGTGACCGTGAGCGGCTCCTCGCGAGCTCCGGTCGCGGTCTGAAGCGCCGCCCATAGCTCCTCCTGCCGCGGAGTCTGCCACGAATGAAGCTCGTCGCAGACGATCAGCGGTCCGGGATTCAATCCATGAACCAACTTTCCGTCCGCGGCCACGCGGCGAATGACGCCGTTCGAGTCCGGACACTTGATCGTGTACCGCTGCTGATCGAACCAGAGATCCAGAAGCGGATCCGAGCTCGCGAACGCGCGAGCCTGATCGAAGACGACCGCGGCCTGATCGCGCGAACCCGCGGCGACTACCACGTCCGGCGAACGCTCTCCCTCGATCGACGCCGCCCATAACGCGAGCGCCGAGAGGAGCGAGCTCTTACCGTTCTTTCGCGGGAGCCCGATCAGAGCTTGCCGGATCTTCCGCTTACCGTTCTTATCGACCGCGAGGAGCTCGCCGATGAGCTCGCGCTGCCACGGCTCGAGCACGAACGGCTCGCCGTACCAGCGCCCGATCGTATGGCGCAGCATCTCCGAAGCGAACATCTCGAAGTGTTCGGCCGGCTTGAGATCGCCACCCTGACGAACGCTGCGATCTCGCCAGATATCGACGCTCGCGCCGAGCTCCTCGACGAGATGCTGATGGCGCGAACGAACGAACGTCCCCTCGCGCAGATGCTCATCCAGCGTCTTCTTATTACTCGGCGGCTTCGCCATGAATCGGTCCTCCTACTTGAACCGCTGCCCCGCTGCGCGAGTGAAAAAAACTCCCTTCCGGCGAGTCCTCACCTTCCAGCGTTCGCGCGACCCTCCCCCCCTATTCGCTTAGGGCTGAGAGCGCTCTCTAGCGCGTCTGCGCGCGTCTGCGCGGTTATGGCACGGTCGGCATAGCGTGACGAGGTTCGAGGGCTCGAGAGGGTCCGCTACGCGCTCGGCGGGGATGACGTGGTGAACGCTAAGAGAGTCGGCTCGTCCGCACTTCTGGCAGAGATGACCGTCGCGGTCGAGGACGAGCTCGCGGACGCGGCGCCATGCAGCGGTCTTGTAGAGCTTCCGTGCTCGCGTGCTCTTCTCTCGATCGGTGTACGTGCGCGGCCGTGGCCGGTAGCACCGGGCGCAGACTGCGGCGTTCCCTTCGTGCAGATCTCCGCAGCGGTTACAGACCTTGAGAACCTGCGTCACTTGACGCGCTCGGATCCTCGCCACTTCGTAGCCGGCAGAGTCCGGCGTGCCGGACGCTTGCATGCGGCGCTAAGCCATTCGATCCGACGTTCTTCTGCGAGACGCTCGAGCCAGTAGCGCTGCGCTTCAGTCACGTAGAGAGCCGGCATAGCGGAGTCCTCGTTCGGGGAGTAGTTCGTGCGATCGGCGAGCTACTGCGAGCATCGCGCGGATCCTCACGGCGTAGCTCGGATGAAGAAGGCTGAGCATCGCGACGGGATTCGGGGAGAGCGCGACGACTGCCACGTCCGGCTCGTCATCGGCCGTATAGACCGGGATGCACGTAACGCTCATCGTCTCGTCGAGAAACGCTTCGGCGAGCTCGTATGCGTCTTCCATCGATCGCTCCTCCGAAACGAGAAGAGCCGACCCTCGAGAGCCGGCTCTTCAATAGCTGCGGCAGGCATGCCGCTGCCCCGTCGTTAGGCGGTAAGTATAGACCCCTAACCGGCGGAAGCGTTACTCCGGCCGGCCGGACTTACGAGGAGGGAGTGAACTTCCAGATCTGCGCGGGATCCGCGGGATCCCTGCGGAACTGCTCTCCCTCGACGGGACCGATCGCGTACGGACCGGCTTCGGGATCCTGATCGAAGAGCTCGCCGATCCGCTCTTCGGCTTCGGCCTGCGAGTTCGCGACGCCGATTACGTCCCACTCCGGAACGTGAATCACGTCCGCATCGACCTCGAGGTAGTAGATAACGCTCATCGTCTCCTCCTATCTTGACCGATCGCTCGGATCAGATTCCGTTCACTCGGCGACCGTACTCGCGCGCGGCCGCTTCGTCCAAGATCGCCTTACGGCACTTTCGGCTCTCGCAGACCTCGAGGATGACGCCATACTGCGCCATCTCGACGATCTTCGATCCGCAGCGCCGGCAGTTCCCTAGCTCGCGCGGCTTCATGCTGCCACCTCCTCACGTACTGCCGGCCACTCGAGGATCTTATAGCGCGTCCGGAACTGCGCGATCGTTTCGTCGCCAATGCAGCCATGACGACCGCTCATCCAGTTTCCGGAATCGGCATCCTTCGTCCACTCATCGCGACCGCGACCACGATATCTACGGATCCGCGTCCCCGCCGGCGCCGAGCTCCAGAACTCCTCCGAACCGGAGAGCACGTCCCCGGCCTGCGGATTCGCCGGATCGCCGCTGATATCCGACGAGCGGAGGATCTCGATCGCGACGTACTCCTGCGCGAGCTTGAACGCTCCCTCGAGCGATCCCGCTCGGAGATCGGTTCCATAGGGACCGCCGCCGTAGCTCTTCAGGATCCAGCGCTGACGCTCGTCGTCCTGCCAGATATAGAACGTCGAGCTCGCGTTCTTCGGCTCGTAGATGCCGGGACGATGCTCTCCGGCCGGACCCCACTCGACCGGGAACTCGGCGGCGACCGCATTACGTCCAGCGTCCGTGAGCACGTAGCCGCCGGTCATCGGCAGTCCGCGCCACTCGATGAGCCCGCGCTTCTCGAGCCCCGGCGTGACGCGCTTATCGGCGACGGGATGACCGTTGCCGGCGTTCACGTCGCGGACCTCGCGGAGAACGCGGTACTGCGAGTCCGTGAGATTGAGAAGCGAGCTCATGCTGCGACTCCTTCCTCGTCAGCCCACCGGATGAATACGCACTCGCGCTCCAACGCCTTGAACGCGCGAGACTTGTCGGAGCTCTCGCCGCAGATCAGATCGTCGCCGACCGTGATCCCCGTCATCGTCGTAACGAGACCGGCCGGCGTCTCCTCGACGTAGCCGAGCTCGACGAGCTTCTCGACGTGAGCGGGCTCGAGAGCGTCCGTGAACGGAGCCCGATCGCCGCTGAAGTTGCAGCGAACGATCTTGACCATCGCGACGCCCTCCTCGCGAGTGAGCTCGTTCTTACGCGCGAACCCGTAGAACGAGCTCCGCTCGATGCGATGGCGACTCATGCTGCCACCTCCTCATCGACGCGCTCAAGCTGCGGAGATGCAGTATCCGAGAAACCGGCGACGAAGCGGTACACCCCCGGAACGTGGTCGATCGTGAACTCCTCGCCGAGCGTGAGCTTGATCGCCCGCTCGCGAGCGCTCGCGCCGGTGCCGGCTCCGTCCACGACGACGGCATGACCGAAGCTATACGCCCACGGTCCCGGTACGAACTCGCCGCCGGCCACGCGGACCCGCTCGACTCCTTCGGCGACGACGCCGATTCCGACGAGCTTCCCGTAGCGGCCCGCGTCCGTGACGAGGATCTCCGGCGAGTTGTAGCCGTCCTCGTAGCGGTTCATGGTCGTTTCGATGTTCTTCATGGTTCCTACCTCTCTCTCGATTGACTCCATGCGTAGGAGTGTATAGACCCCTAAGCACAGAAGTCAAGAGCTCTCCGGGAGATCTTTATCTTACCCCCGGAGAGCCCGTGAATAAAGGGATTAGCCCCTAGCGATAGTCCTCCGGATCGCGATCGTCGGCATCGAACGCGCGCTCCACGGCGAGCTCGACGAGTACCCGGTCTCCCGGCTCGAACCGGTAGCCAATCAGCGCCGCGGCCGCGAGCGCCGCGTTCTCCGGCGAATACGGCGCCTTCCACGGATCCGCCGGATCGACCTTCCATCCGCCGAGCCCGATCGCGATCTGCGCCACGTCGAGGAGATCCCCGCCCGCGATCGCCTCTTCTACCTGCGTTCTGTTCTCCTGCATCTCCCTACCTCTCTTTCTCTAGTCGCGGTCGAGCGCCAAAACTGACGCGCCGACCATTCCGCTTACTTCCTCATCGGTCATCTCCGCCACTTCCCGCCGAGCCCGCTCGACCGTGCGATCGAGATCGAGCTCGTAGGGATCCCGCGTGATCGCGAGCATCGCGACGAGCCGCTCCCGCGGATCCGTCGAGAGATGGTCCCGAAGCGGATCCCGGCGAAACTCGTCGATCATCTGGCAGAGTTCGCACCATTCCTCCGGATGCGCCGCGAACTCCTCCGCGAGCTTGCGCGTCTTATGCGAGAGGAGCGTCGCGTGATCGTGGCACTCGTTGATCCAGTCCTCCGGATCGTCGGAGTACCAGCGATCGCGGTTGTCGATGACGGTCGTCACGGTCCCGGTCTGCCGGTTCCGCGCGATCCGCAGATAGCGGCCGGTCATCGTGAGCTCCTCGAAGCCGCGAGGCGAGCCCTACGGAGCGCCGCCGGCCTCTTCGAGTGCAGGATCCGCCAATCGATCCCGCGACCCTCCTCGATCAGACCCTCGCCCTCGAGGAGCTCCGCGAGCTTCGCGTAACCCTGCGCGATCGGGACCGGCGTCGAGCCGGGAGCCATGATCCAGCCCCCGGACTCGCGCCATCCCTTCGCCTCCGCTACGACGCGCGCGAGATCCTCCCGCGTCATCTGCCACGTAGCCGTCCGGCGACGCGGACCCGCGACCCGGTTCATGCTGCCACCTCCTCGCCGCCGATACCGAGATACTCGCATTGACGCTTCCAGATCAGACGCTCGAGCTTCTTCGTCGCCTTCAATAGCTCCCGGTCGTGAACGTCGAGATCGATCGCGGCCTGCCGCAAATCGAAAGCCTGCCGGCTAATGCTGAGTAGATCGTCGAAATAGTTCTCTTCGTGCTGCATGGTCCCTACCTCTCTCTCGATTGACTCCATGCGTAGGAGTGTATAGACCCCTAAGCAATATTCAAGGGTATTCGGCAATCTTTATCTTTCGATGCTTAGAGCCCTAAAACTCAGGCTTTCGATGCCAGATACAGCACTCCCTAGAGGCGCCCCTACCCGCAACTCGCGAGCCCTCGACCCCGGCACCCGTCCCTCCCGGACGGCATGCAGCCGCCCTGCCCCTCTAACGGGCGAAGCGACGATCGGCACCGCGGGCGAAAAGCCTCCGCGGTCATCGCCCGCCGGCACGCGGCCGGTCTTCAGCTACGCGATCCGGTCAGCCCTACGACTGCGCGGACGCGCGCCCCTCACCTGCTCACGCTCAGACCGCTTCAAGCGATCGATCACGCGAGCCCACGACTCGTAAGCCTGCACTCCGTTATCGCGACGCCTCGAGCAAAGAACGAGACGGCCGACGAGACGATCGAGCTCCCGGATGATCTGCCGGCGAGTGAACTCCCCATCGAACCGCGCCTCGAGCTCGTCGAGCGTCATCTCGCGACGATCGAGCATCTGCGAGAGCCGCACGGAGAGCTCGCGGCGACGACGCTTCGCAGCGCTCATCGCCGGACCCCGCGCCTCGCGGCGAGACCGATCTCATGCAGGACCGCTTCGAGATGCGCGATGCGGCCGGCCATCTGCGCGCGCTCGAGCTCGAACTGAGCCCACGCGCGATCCTGACCCTCCCGCCACGCCCGCGTCACGTCCTGCGTAGGCGTGATCCCCATCGCCTTGAGCTCCTCGTAAGGATCGATCATCGCTCGCGACCCTCGATCCAGTCGCGATCGGCCTCGAGGGAGAGCTCGACGGACTGCGGCATATAGCGGGCGCGATGCTCGAGCGCGCGGCGATACCCCTTACGGCGCATCCGAGCGTCCCTCGCGCGGATCCGCTTCCAGAACCAATCGACGCGCGTCACGCCGCCTCCGCAATCTCGACGGGCGCCTCGATCCGGTGAAGCTGCTCGATCGGAACGTCGATGATGAGCTCCTGATCGTTCGGAGCATCTACCCGATCGATCCGGCCCGCGATCCGGTTCCGGCGAGCGTCGATCTCATCGGCCTTCACGTAGCCGACGACTCCATCGGTGAAAGCGAAGACGTACAAGCCGGGAACGCCGAGCGCCTCTCCGAACCGCAGAAGGTAGAACCACTTCGCCGCGCTCGCGAAGACGGTCGGATAACGGTTCGACTCGTTCCGGCGAACCTTGATCTCCGCGACGAAGCGCGTAACGCCGTTCTCGACGCCGAACCGGTCGAGCCGATCGAAGCGCCCGAACTTCCGCATCTGCACTCCCCACGCGCGTTCGATGAGCTCGGCGACGCGCTGCTCGTTTCGCTCGTCGTTCTCATCGACGCGAACGATCACGATTCCCTCCCGTTGATCTGCCGGCGCGCGAGCTCGAGCCCTCCGGCGATCAGAACCGCCGCGGCTTCCTCGCGAGCGGTCAGATAGCCGAGAAGGGAGATCTCATGCGCGTCGTAGCGCTGATGACAACCGGGACCGCTCGCGTCGCCGGCGCAAAGCGGAACGACGTTGATCGCTCCCTGATTCGCCGGACCGGGCGCAACGCTGCGCGGGATGACGTGAGCGGCCTCGAGCCGGCGATCAGAGCGCCCGCAGTACCGGCACCGGCCCTCCTCATCGACCTTCGCTCGAGGCTCCGCCCAATCGCGCCTCATCCGGCCCTCCATACGAGCCGAGCTCCCTTCGCTCCCCGGCGAAACTTGTAGCCGCCGATCGGCCGGCCGCGGTAGAGCTCCGATCGCGGGACGACGCGGATCGAGACCTGCCGCCTTCCCCACGCCTGCATAAAGCCGCAGTACCGGCCGGCGTAGATATCGATCAGAAAGCCGGGACCGCCGGTATCGCGGACCCTGAAGTATCGGTAGCGCTTCGAGCCGATCGTGACCGCACGCGGACGCTTGAGCTCGATCCACGTCCCATACGCGAGATCGTTCGATGCCACGTCGCCGAGCCGAAGCGCGTTCCCTCGAGATCCGATCGAGACGCTGCCATCGCACGGCGCGTAAGCCGTAGCGGAGCCCGTAAGAACGAGAGCGCTCGAGACGGCGAGCTCGGCGATCACGGAGCCCATCCCCGCCGCCAGCGCCGCTCAGCGCGCCTCTCGCGCCCCTCACGCTGCATCTCGAGCCCCTCGACGCGGACGCTCAGCCGCCGGAGCTCGCGAACGGCGTCATCTTGCGACCATCCCCACTCGGCGACCGGCTCGCCGGCACGCTCCGCAAGATGACGGATCGAAGCGATCTGAGTACGAGTCGCCCTAGCCGGCATCCTCGACCCCTTCGTCCTTCGGGCGCGCGTCGTACTCGCGCATCGCCTCGCGCGTAGTCATCGGCCGGCCCTGCGCGCGAGCGAACTTGAAGACGGCGACCGGGATCACGTCGTAGGCGCGCTGATTCGGAACGGGCTCGGCGAGCTTGGCGGCGTGCTCCGGAGTGAAGCCGAACGGATCGCACGCGGCCGGGTACTTCAAGATCCGCACGTCCTCGCGCTCGACGATTACGTGACGCTCCGGCTCCGGCTTCTCCTTACGCTCACGCTTCTTCCGGCGGATCATTCGTGCTCCTTCACCGCGGAGCGCAGACGCTCGGCCAACTGCTCACGGCGACGCTCGGCTGACTCGACAGTTGAACGCGCATCGCGAAGCTGAGCTTCGGCCTCGACAAGCTCGCGAGCCCAATAGAGAAGAACGAGCGGATTCGGCGGATGCGGAGGTAGCTCTCGAGCGATGAGTTTCTTCCCGGCAGTCATCCGGCCTCCTCGATCTCGTCGCGGAGCTCGTTCACGCGAGTTACGAGCTCGAGGATGATCTCCGTCGTCAGAAGCTCCCGGAGAAGAACGCCGGTCTCGACCTCGAGCCGCGAGTCGTCATCGAAGAGGAGAACCGTTCGCGTATCGATCCGCTCGATCCAGACGACCTCCGGATACGGAGCTTCCTCGCGCCCGAAACGAACCGCGGCAAACATTCCCTCAGCGGCCACTTCGCACCGCCTCCGGATATCGTGCGTTCCTAGCGCGTTCTATCTCCGCTTCTACTACCCGCAGACGAGCCTCGAGAGCCTCCGACCCGTCAGAAAGCCTTATTCCTACGTCACCTTCCGACTTCACCGGTTCG